TGTCAAACCTAAGGCTCAAGCATTAAAGGGTCTTGGAATTGATCTTTCTAGTGCATCAATCCAAGAAGTAGAGAAGCCCAAAGAAGTAGAGCAAATGAAGGAATTTGATGCTGAAGAATTTGCTGCTAAAGTATGTTCATTGAGTGATCCAGACTGCGAGAGCTGCGGAGCATAAAAAAAGAGGGGAGAAATCCCCTCTTTTTTATTTTGGATTGAAAAGCATTGTTCTTGAAAATTCTGACAAACCATAGTCCTTATTTCTTCCAGAATTATTTACAAATTCATTTCTTTCATAAAATCTTTGAAGTGCTCCCTTTTTACCTTTTTCAGGTTCAGGATTCAAGACAATTGGTTTGCCTACTTTTTGGCTATATTCTTTGAGAGCTGTAATTATTTCAGTTCCTATGCCTTGTCCTCTTAATTCTTTTGGGATGTAAATCTTATCTAGTTTTATTTTATTATCGTACTCATTGATTCTTAAGACTATTTCAGGATATTTATTTGAGAAAAAATTTATTAAATCTTGAATCTCATTTTGTTCAAGAGCTATTCTGTACCACATTTAAAAATCCAATTTTCCTTGAGTGTAATCTAAATCATACTCATTCCCGGAAGTAGGCTCTCCAAATATTTTTTCTCTTATTCTTTCTGCAGCTGAATTAATTGGTAAACTTAATATCTTGTCTGGCTTGTCAAAAATTTCGTAGTTGTATTTGAGCCATTTATAAAGATTAGTCGCTACACCCATTCCCTCATGATAATCATCAGTTCTAATATGAGTAATTTCTAATTTTTTTTCTCCAGATATGAGATAATCTAAATCTAATTTCATTTTTCCTACAGGTTTATCTTTATCCATATGCTCTAAGTCATAGGCATTTAAGACATATGAAATTGTTCTCATTCTTGCTCCAGAAGGTTCCCATTCACTTTCATCAGTGTCATCAACTTTTTTTAATTCATAACTAAGATCATTAAAATCATAGCGAGTCTTATGTCCCTTGAGAGCTGTTTTGTACCACATACTTATTGATTGAATATTTTACTATTCATCTCCTTTGATTTTACATTTTAGTTATTACAAGATATAATCATTTTATGGGAAAACCTACTATCAGAGAAGTGAAAATTTTAGATGCTGTATTGAAAGAAGATGAAGGCAGTGAAGATGAGCCTACAATTGTTCAATACATTTGGCTTCAATTAAAAGACGTAAAAACTGAGAGAATTTATACTGCTGTACTTTCGCTTGATGATATTAAGGAAATTACAAAAATGAATAGATATTTGGAAGGTAGAGAATTGATTAATTTCTCTATTGAACTTAAGAATCGAGAGTATCCATTATCTCTTATTTTTAACCCTGATGATCAAGAAATTACAGTAGAAATGATTAAGAACGAGGAAGGTATTTAATATGGCAGCATCAGGAAGTGGACAGGTTACAATATCAGGTCCTAATGGTTATAAAGCAACAGTTGAGATAAAAGCATTTCGTGAAGATGCTGTAATTCCTAAGAAAGCAACGGAAAGTGCTGCTGGATATGATCTTTGTGCATGGTTAAAAGAGTCTTATGATGAGCAAACTCTTATTTCACCACATTCAACTATGATTGTTCCTACAGGTTTGAATGTCAATATTCCTAACGGATATGAAATTCAAATCCGTCCTCGATCTGGACTAGCTGCAAAGTTTGGAGTTACTGTACTTAATACTCCTGGTACTATTGACTCTGATTATTGTGGCGATGGAGAAGACTTTGAACTTAAGGTCATTCTTATCAATCATAACAAGATTCCATTTTCTATCAAGCATGGTGATCGGATTGCTCAAATGGTTGTAGCAAAGTTAGCAAATCATGAATTGGTTGAAGTAAAAGAATTTGGTGCAACTGATAAAACATCTCGTAAGGGTGGATTAGGTAGTACAGGTAAGTAATGGAACACAACATTGATCAAGCCACAAAAAATTACACTATTTTTTGTGATTTAGATGGAACTCTTTGGGAACAAGGCGATCCAACTGAAATTGCTAAGCCTGGATATCAACCAAAAATCATTCACGGTTCTGTTGACAAAATTCGTGAATGGGATAGCAAAGGATTTAAGATCATTCTTACAACTGGACGTAAAGAAAGTTTGCGTGATGTAACAGTCAAGCAGCTTTCTTACGCTGGTATTGTTTATGATCAATTGGTTATGGGTATTGGTGGTGGCTCTAGAGTTCTTGTTAATGACTTGAGAGCAAATGGAGACATATCAGCTTTTGTTTATCAGCCAAAACGTAATGAAGGCATAGCAGGGTTAAATTTATAATGTATCCAGAATTTAAAAAGTTTGTAAATCTAATTGGACACGATATTACAATTTCAGGACACGCAACTTTACCAGGATGTGAAAACCCTTGTCGTGTAGAGACAAAGCAAAGAATTGTTGCTTACTTGGCTGGAATTCCTATTGCTGAAACTCACTTTGAAAAAATTGTAAATCTTCCTGATCCTGAAGATGGTGTCTACTATATTGTGAACAGAATTGCAATGGATTTTGTGCCATTCGATAGAGAAGATGTTTTTTGCGTAGATACAGGCCCAACAGCAATTCGTGACCAGAGCAATCAAGTTGTAGCAGTTACACAGTTGTCATTATGAGTGAGCCAGACTTTATAGAATCTCAAGAATGTTTCAATATAGCTGAAAAGTTGATTGAAAAATACTATATGTTTATTGGATACGTTGACTTGAGCTTAGTCCATTTTGTTGAAATGGATGGATATAAAAGCAAGAACGCCCCGGCATGTATCATGTCGGGGCTTACTCAGTCATGGGCGAGAGACATATTGCGCTCCTCTGGTAATAGTAAAATTTATTGTTTTGCTGTTTGGTCTGAAATTTGGGAGCAGACAGAAAAAACAAAAAAGGAATGGTTGATATTCAAGTCTCTTTATTCGATTAGCCCAGCATTAGATGGTAAGATTAGAAACTACGATGTACAGGATTATGGCTTTATAGTAGAATATTTTGTCAGAAGTGGGTTTGGCCCATATTGGATGGATAAAGATAATTTGCCGTCACTTCTTGATAATGATATTCCTCTTATAGTGCCAATGGATGATGATGATTAGTCAAAGTTTTTACAATAAATATCGACCTACAGAATTTGATGATTTGAAGGGATGTATTGCTGCGTCTATTCTTGATTTACAAATTAGGAATAATAAAACTACTCATGCATACATCCTTTCAGGCCCTCCAGGTACAGGAAAGACTACATTAGCTCGTATTGCTGCTATGAAGTTACTATCTGCAAATGATTCAGATGATAATACAAAGCAGATGGTAATTAATGATTCTCATCCTGATATTTATGAGATTAATTGCGCTGTCAATAATGGTGTTGATCATATTAGAGAGAATGTAATCCAATTCTCAAGACTCTCTCCTGTATCTGGTAAATACAAGATATTTATTCTTGATGAAGCTCAAATGCTTACAAATCAAGCTCAAACTTCACTTATCAAACTTACTGAAGAACCTCCTCAGTTTGTAAAGTTCTTTTTTTGCACTACAGATCCACACAAGATTTTAAGAGCTATTCATACTAGATGTCAAACTCTTAATCTTAAGAAGCTTTCTGACTCAAACTGCCTTGAGTTATTAGAAGATATTTGTCAGAAAGAAGAGCTTGAATACGATATAGATGCATTAAATCTAATTGTCAAAGAATCTGATGGAAGCGCTAGAAATGCTTTATCAATCTTAGAACAAGTTACTGTGGCTGAAATATCTGAAGAAAATGTCAGAGAAATTTTAGGTAAATCTCCAAAGCATGTTTCTCTCAATCTTGCTAGTTCTATTATTAATTTAAATTATGCAGATTCTATGAGGATAATTCAAGCGTCTCAATCTGAAGGTAGAAGCTTGACTGGACTTCTTGTTGATACATCTCGTACTTTCTTAAAAGCATTTGAATATGTAGTCTTAAGAACAAAAAAGGTTGAAAGAGATCCTGAAATAGAAAATATAGCAAAATCTGTAAAAACTTTGCATTTATTAATGCTAGCTGAAGATTTGTATAACATTTCTAATAACACAAGGCAAACTGTTTCTGAGGATATCTTGGCAATTACCGGGGTTCTCAAAGTTATTGAAAAGTACGCTAATTCAAAAGAAGCGTAAAAAGGATTAAAATAGATATTTGCCCTCAGGAGATTTGATGGCATCTGAAGATCCAAGAATTGTAAGAATAGTCAATAAGGCTAAAAAAGGCGATGAAGTTTCATTTAAGAAGCTTTTAAAAATGGTAGAACCTGACCTCAAAAAGATTGCTCCACACTTTTTTATTGTTGGTGGCGACAGAGAAGATGTTATGCAAGAATTGAGGCTAGGTGTTTACAAAGCAGTAAACTCGTACGATTGTACTAAAGATACCACTTTTAAAAACTTTTGTGTAAACTTAGTATGCAAAAGACACTTAGCAACTGCAATTGCTTCTGCTAAAAGAATGAAAAATTCAGCGTTGAATGATTCAATTTCTTTAGATGCTCCTTTTATCTTAAATGATGATGGGAATTTTCATACTTTAGGGGACTATATTCCTGAAAAGAAAAACCCTTATGATGAGTCTCCTGAAGTAAATTTGCTTGAAGATATTATTGTCAGAGAAGAACTCGAGCTAAATTCATCTTTACTGCTTGAAAAACTTACTCCTTTAGAAGCAGATATTTTTGTAGAGTATTGTTTAAGATCATCATACAAAGATATATCAAACACGCTTAATGTCCCAGCAAAATGTGTTGATAATGCTCTTACAAGAATACGTAAAAAGGCTACAGAAGTTTATACGCAATTTAAGACTGACGAGAAACAGGATGCGTCACATAATTTACCAAAAAAGTAATATATGAAACACATACTACGCTTGGCTTCATTTTTAGATCAAGTTGGAAAATATAAATTAGCAGATAAAATTACTAGAATTGCTATCGATCTAAGTGATTTTGAATTACCAAAAAAACCTATTACGTTTTCAGATCACGTATTAGACAGATCAAAATCTACTGGAAAAGATCCTTTAGATATAATTGATAAGATGACCTCAGATAATGTAGCTGAAGATAATTATAATTTTTCTGACTATAGAAGATTTTTTGAAATTTATTCACAAATTTTCATATTTGCAAAAGATGGTGTTTGGAAATTTTCATTCATAGATCCATTGTCTTTGCAAGGGTTAGCAAAAATGTCAGATAAAGAAGGCAAATTGCTCACTGATCAACTTTCAGTTCCAGGATTAGAAGAACTGTATAGTAGTGAAGAAGATCTTGAAAAAATAACATATGATGTTCTTTATTCAACAAATTTACCCATTGAAGATTACACAGCTGAAGAAGCAGAAGAATATGTAAGAGAAAGATTCCCATACGCTTCTATTGATGTAATGACGGGTGATTATGAAGTTGACAAGAATGAAAATTTATATGATGCAGAAAGAGACTTGTCATAACTCTTGCTAAAGATCTTACAATGTAGTAAGATTTGCATATGGAAACTTCAATTGTTGATGTAGTTATCGGTATGCAGTACGGCGATGAGGGTAAGGGGAAAATAGCCAATCAAATGGCTGCATCGGGTGAATATGACTACGTTGTCCGCTTTAATGGTGGAGGCAATGCTGGTCATACAATTTACCTCAATGGAGAGAAAATTGTTACACACATGGTTCCTTGTGGTATTTTGCATGGCATTCCTAGTGTCATTGGTAATGGTTGTGTTATCAATACGGAAAAGTTATTTGAAGAACTTGAGTATCTTGAAGGATTTGGGTTTAACACATCAATCCTTAAAATAGCTGAAAATGCACATATCATAACAAAAGATCATTTAGAAGAAGATTCCAAAGATACAACTATTGGAACAACTCGCACTGGAAATGGCCCTTGTTATAAAGACAAAGTTGGTCGCACAGGTCTTCGTGCCAAAGATATTCCTGAATTGAAGAATTATCTTGTGGATATGTATAGTCTTATTCACTCATCACCAAAGAAATTTTTAGCTGAAGGTGCTCAAGGATACTGGCTTGATGTTGACTTTGGTGATTATCCTTACGTAACTTCCTCAAACACTGGAGTAGGAGCAGTATTAAACAATGGTTTCAATTATAAGCAAGTACGGGATGTTGTCGGGGTTATCAAGTGTTATTCTACCTATGTTGGAGCTAAAGGATACCAAAAAAACGACGACAGATTTGAACAGTTGCGTGAGATTGGCCAAGAATACGGAGCCACTACAGGGCGACCAAGACAAATAGATTGGTTGAATTTAGATGAAGTAACAACGGCTTGCCAAATGAATGGTGTAACTAAGCTTATTGTTAACAAAATGGATGTTCTTGATCAGGTCAATGATGGATGGAATTTTTATCAGGATGGCATATTGAATGTATGCTCCGATGAAGGGACTTTCATGCTTAAGATTATCAATCACATTACACGATACAATCCAGGTGTTGAAGTAGAATTCCAAGGACAACTGCATTGAAATTTAAGCTGAACAAAACTGAACATCTTTCCAAAGTACAATTACTTAACAAGATATCAAAGAATAAAATTACACTCAATGAAAACAAAGCTATTGCAAGTGATTCATTAGTATTTTATTGCCTTGATAACAAAATTTATGTATATTCTTCAAATACTATAAGTTCATCAATGTTGTATTTGTGTGACTTTGAAGATGAGTTCTTTAATTTTGGAGTTGAATCAAACTTATTCAACAATGCTTTTTCTAACTTCCCAGCTGATGAAATTCAATTTGTTTTTGCAAGTGAAGAAAATCAACTAGTTTTTGGTAACAAGAAGACTAGAGTTGCTCTTAGTACTTTACAAGCTAATAACTTTGATGAAATACTCAACAGCCTATTTTTCTTGAGTGAAGATATAAAATTCAAGCAACTAGACGTTGAAAACTTAATTAATCTGATTAAGTTTTCTGCCTTTTCATGCGCACCTGATTTTGATGAACATCCTTATTCATCCATTATGTTTTTTCTCAAAGATGGAGAGTTTAATTCTCAATCCTCAGATAAACATAGGATTTCAATATTTGGCTCTAGATTCTCTAATGAACAGTCTTATTTGATTGCTAAAAATCAAGCTGAATTACTGCTTAACTTCTTAAATAAAGATGAAGCTTACACTTATTGCATTTATAAGAATAAATTGATCATTAAGTGGCAAAATAATATCTTTGTCACTAGCTTGGAAAACAATTCTTATCAAAGCGTATATAATTCATTTAATAAGTTCTTTGATGAGTCTAAGCATGTCACTTCTTTTACGATTGATAAAAATCAAGTTATAAAGTCCTTAAGATTTATATCAAATATTACAAGCTCGCATACGTTCAACTTAAGAACAAATGGGAATGAATTAATAATTTCAAGTTCAAGAGATGATAAGGGTGCTGTTGCTGACAAGATCTTATTAGATGAAGCTGTTGATTCTATTGATGTTTCATATCTAATAAATCACTTTATTAAGGCTCTTGAAATAGTAAATCTTGAGCAAATTACTCTTGCCTTCAATGACTACAACGGATACACTATTTGTGTATTACATGATATGAATTTCAATCATATTATGTTTCCTATGGAGTAATATGTTACCTAGAATTTATTATGGATCAAGATATCTTTACATGTCTCAAATTAAAGAGTCATTTCCAGATGCTAATTTTATCTTTGTTGATAACATAGACAAACAATTAGCAAGCTACTCTCCATTTTTTGATCTTAATAATATATATCTTTACGACAATCCAAACACAGAAACAATTAAGAAGATTTCTTATTTTATAGACAAGAAAATTGATAAGCATATATTGCTCTTTGATGATGATGGCTATGATGGCAGATCTTCATTGATTCAAAAGATAAAGAAGAGTAACAGCATACATTCTGCTTTATATCCTGTGTTTGGAGATTCTAATGTACTTAGAAACCTTCTTTATAAGTATGCTGAAAGATGCAAAGTAAATTTTGACAGTAAATGCATTGATTGGGTGCTACTTAATTGCCCGATTATAAAAGTCAAGAACAAAACATCTAAGAAAGAAGTTTTGTATTATGATATTGATTTACTTTTTCAAGAAATAGATAAAGTAAGCATTATAAGTTCAAATATTACTGTTGAGCATTTTAGTAATTCAAAGTTTAACGTTGAGCATGATATTTTTGAATATTTCAAAAAGTTATTCAATCGTGATATTTCATATATCAATTCTAATTTGCAAAAGGTGCTTGAAGAATTTACAACTCAAGGCTTTTTTCTGATATTACTTCAACAGCTTTATTTTTTACTTGTCATTTCAGAGTGTCAAAAAAATAGGATATATTCCCCTGACAAAGTTCAAGAAATATTAGAGCTTAGAGATTTAGGTGGCAAATATCTGTCAGAAAATTATGAAGTAACTAATTTTCAACCTAAAAATCACAATCCCATAAGAATAAAGATTGCTCTAAATGAAAACAATTTGTCAACTAAGCAATTAAGTGAAATGATATCTTTAGTTACAGATCATATAGGAGAGGCAAGACTATATGGCGAGTCAGATGTAGCTAATATGCTTGCTATTAATAAATTAGCAAATGTATAAATAAATTATGGATGATAAATATGGACAAATAAATGACTTAGTTATAAAAACTAAGTCAGGTGATACAGATGCACTCTTTGAACTTTTTGGATTTTATAAACCTTTGCTTTACGCATCCATAAAGAGATGTATTATCAAAGAACCAAGATTATCTGTTCATAGAGAGGATATGTTTGAAGAATCACTGTTTGTTCTTCAAAAAATTGTCAAACAATATGATCCAGAACTTACATATTTTTCCTATTTTATATCTACCAGAATTGATATAAACTTATTTAGACATGTCACTGAAAAATACATAAAAGAAGAAGATAGGATACAGAATCACTTTTCAGAAGAAATTTCCTATGATCCTTTCAATAAAATAGACACAATCATTTCATTGCAGAACGCTATGAAATTACTTAATGAAGATGAATCAGACATAATTCAGCTTTACTTTTTTGAACAATATAGTCAAACAGAAGCAGCTGAAATGCTTGGAATTACTCAAGGAGCTTTTTCAAAAAGATTGTCAAAAACACTTGAGCAATTAAAATCAATTTTGGGAGATGACTTCTTATTTGATTAGTGACATAACAGTTGTTGGAATATATTTTTAAAATATTTGTATTATGTTATTATGTTCCACAAAAACCTCTAAGACTCTAAAACTATGTCTTGAGGTTTTATTTCTTTAAAGGGGATTGTTACAGTGGCTGAAAATAACTTATCCGATGACATGATTTATAACTGGAGAAATGAATTACGCTCACATAGTGATGGCGTTTTTGTAGTAGCCAGTTCACAAGCTCAAAAATATAAAAATCAAGGTTTTGATAAATCAGAAGTAGTTGAACTTTTAGCAGCAGATAACTATGATTTAGAAGTTGCTAATAGAGTTGCATCTAAGCTTTTTGATAACAATGAAAACACAATTGTAAAACAAGCAATTGAAGTTGCAGTTGTCCCAACCAAATATTCAGATTGTTCTCCAATTATTGAGAAGACACTTGAAAAATTTTCTGCAAAGGAATTTGTCAAGAAACTTACACTTGGTGAACACTCAATTGTAAAAACTGACAGCAAGGGTGTTGAAAGCTGGCTAAAGCTTGTTCAAATGGCTAAAGATAATGAATCCATGAGAACTGCTTTACACAAAGAATTAAAGCCATGGGTAGAAGAGGCTTTATTAAATTCTGTACTTAAATCCCAAACAGAAAACCCTGTAGTAGAAGCTAAGAGTAATTCAAAAGTAGTAGTTTCTATGAGAAAAGGAACTGCGGAAGTTGATCTTAATAATGCAACTTCATCAAGCCAAAAGTTTATTGAAGGCAACTATGCTTATTTTGGCTTAGCAGATGAATATATGGTTTCTGCAGCTGATAGCATCTCCCCTTATGCTAGACTTAAGAGAGCCCTAAGAGACTAATCTATAAAACTGGACAATTGAACAAGCCGCATTTTGCGGCTTGTTTTGCTTGTATAACACATTAAATGGAAGATAACAAAAGTAAAGTTGATTCTCTCATAGTAAACGATCCAAAAAAGCCTTCTCGGATGTTTGCTCACTTAAAAGAAGGAGAACTTCCCCTAATTCCTTTGCCTCAAGATAATATGAGCGATATTTCATATCCTCAATTTCTTGAACCTAGATGTACAATTTGCACATCCCCATTTAGAGATTTAGCTGAGCATGTATTTTTAGACAATGGCAGAAAAGTTCAATCAGTAATTACATTTTTTGCTAAACATTTTGATGCTAAACTAAACTGGATGCAAGTTAACACTCATATGGAGCAGCATTGTGATTTCAAGAAAATCTCAACGTCTGGTCTAAAGAACTATGAGCAAAGAGAAGAATTAATTACTCCTTGGATCTTTAGAGAGCAACAACTTGCGCTAACTGCTTTACTTGTAGAATTAGATGATGTTAGAGGGATGGACTGCAGCAAAAACAATGACCTTAAACTAAGACGTGCTGCTATGGTTGAAAAATTAATTTCAAAAATTCTTTATCTTAAGGAAACAAGAGATAATGCTGGAATTTATGCTATTAATATTTTTGAAATTCTTTCTAAACTTCATAATGATATGGAAACAGAAGCTGATAAAAAAAGAATTAGAGATGAAATCCAATTCTTACGCCAAAAAATTCAACAGGATAACTAATGTTTTTTAGCTTTGATAACGATGAATTAAGTCAATATTTAGAAATGCTATATGAAGAAACATCATTTGGCACTTCAGACTATGACAGACACGACTTAAACCCCTTGTATTGGGATCTTTTACTAAAGCCTATTTCTTCTGAACCTGAAAAATGGGAAGATAAAGTTGCCCTTGATTTTGGCACATCTAGAGGAAGAAATCTAAAGAATCTTGATGGGCTAGCAAACTGGAAAGAACTACATGGTGTTGATCTAAGTAAAAAAAATATTGATGAAAATATCAAAAATTTTCAAAACTCTAAATATAATTTTCATAAAACCTCAGGCAGAAATCTCAAGAAGTTTAATGATGAATCTTTTGACTTTGTAATATCTACTTTAGTATTTCAACACATTCCAATACACAACTTTAGATTAGAGTTACTTAAAGAAATTTATAGAGTAATGAAAACAGATGGAGTTTTCACTTTTCAAATGGGCTTTGGAGAGAACTTGAAAGAAAGAGCATTTCCAAATCACTGGTTTGTAAGAATGAAGAGCCAAGTTGGAATATTTCCTAGTCAGCTCCCAGTAGCAGGTTATTATGACAATGTTTATAATGCTTCTGGTTCTCATGGGGAATATGATGTTAGGGTGACAGATCCTAATAACTTATTTAATGATCTTTTTAGCATAGGCTTTAAGAAAGTAGATTATTCAATACAAAATTCTTATGAAGAGTATATTCATAAATATTGGATTTACCTGACCTGTTATAAATAATGAGAAAAATAAATACTGCAAAACAAAATCATATAGACTATAAGACACAACTTTTGCAGCAAGCTAATAATGTTACTGAGCTGTTTAAAGACTCGGAATATGCTGCTGATTTTGAAGATGAAATCATTCCTCAAACAAGAACAGAAGTATCTCCTCCAGTTACTCCTGAAAAAACTAGATTTAATCCAGATCAAATTGTAGATATTGTAACTTTTATTGAGCATCCATTCTTTTGCAATCTTAAACCTCACCCTTGGCAGAGACTTATATTAAAATGCTTCTATATGGGACAAGAAGGCAATACAAATATATTTTTCAATGATGTCCCACAAGAGGAAAGATCTTCTTGTAAAGGTTGTGTTTGGGAACATATTAGCAAAAATGAAATAGATGTTATGAAGAAAAGAAAAGAAGGCAAATTTATAAAACCTCTTTTTACAGTTGAAAATTCTCCATGTCTTATATGTACTAAATTACCAGATGATGTCAGGCAAGAAAGATACAACGTTGCTAAAGAAGAAGCAACTAACCCTGATGCAGAGAGAATAATCAATGAGCTCTCCCAAAGACCAATTATTGAAAACTATCAATGCGAGAGAGACTTATTTTTTGCAGAAGAGCTAGATCAAAAAGTTAGAAAACAAATTCTTGATAAATGTGAAAAAAGATTTAAATTTCAAGAGCTTGTTCTAGTTCTCGGAAGACGTTCAGGAAAGTCGTTCCTTGTTTCTGCTATTGCCCTTTATGAGCTATACAGACTAATCGCAATGGGTCATCCTCAAGCAAGATATGGCTTGATGGAATTTGATCAGATTACACTTCTAAATGTAGCTAAAAATGAAGAACAGGCTAAAAATGCTATCTTTGCAAAAATAAAAAATACTGTTTTGTCTTCTCCATTCTTTCAGCCATATATCGGTAAAGATAATGAGCTTGAAATGAGATTCTACACTGAAAATGATAGAAGAGAAAATGATCGCAGAATAAATCAAGGCATGAATCCATTTTCAGGCTCTCTTGTTCTTAAATGTGGTTCTAGTAGTGCATCAGGTCTTGTTGGTCTTACTTGTTGGTGCATCATCATGGACGAGATTGCTGCTATGGCTGGGGATAGCCCTGATTCTGGCGTTGATTATGCCCTTTATAACGATTTGAAGCCATCATTAGCTACATTTGGTAGAGACGGCAAAATTATGATGCTTTCAAACCCAAAAGGTCCACTTGGATTACTTTATGATTTACATGAAAATAGATTAGATGATCCATCAACGTTAATCATGAGAATGCCTACTTGGTTATCAAATCCTAACATTGATAAAGAATATCTTGAAGGTGAGAAAAAGAAGAACCCAGTTGAATTTCAAATGCAGTATGGAGCTGAGTTTGGAGCTGCTTCTTCAGATCCAATGTTCTCTCCAGATGATATTCAAAGAATGTTTAGTTCTATGTCAATGGTTCCTAGAAAAGAAAAGTCTGATGGCCTTTATGAATATTATTGTCACTTAGATCCAGCAAGAACATCTGATTATTATGCTTTAGTAGTAGCTCATGCAGAAAGTATATACAACAGTATTGGTCCAGACTTCAAGCCATTAAAAAGGGTTGTTATTGACCATATCCATTTCTGGAATCCTATGTCTAAAAATCAACCTGTATCTGAAAGAGAAGTTGAAGAATATGTCATCAGTTTACATGCTAAATTCAGATTTAAGCAAGTTAGCATTGACCAGTGGAATTCACAAACATCAGTTATCAAGTTGCAAGCTCGTGGAATTCCTATTGTAGAAAGACAATTTAACAAAGAATATAAAGAAAAAATTTATTCTGAACTTTCACAGTTGATTAGAGAAGACAGAATTGATGTATATGATCTTTCTTCTGGATTTAATGAAGATGCGTCAGGCAAAAAAATAGATCTTAATGAAGTCCAAGAAGCAAAAATTCAATTTCAATATCTACAAAAAATATGGAAAGGCAAAAGATTCTATATAGAAGCACTCAAAGGTTATAAAGATGACATTTGTGATGCCGTAGCAGCAGTTTCATATGAGTGCACAACATCAAAGATTATGTCTAGACTTCCTAGCTCAAAATTAGTAAATCTTAGTGGAAGGTTTAGATAATTTTATATAAGAAAATAATAGCTATGTCTAAGAATATTAAAACAGCTTCTGGATTTGGAGGAGTAGGCGGAGGATATCAACCTTCACCTTTTTCTCCTGGAAATGCTCCTTTTGGCTTAAGCGGCAAAAGTAGAGGCGGTAGTGGTGTTAATATTTATGAGAATGAGGATCCTTTTAACAAAATACTTGAGAAAGTACGTCAAGACGAGGATCAATCAGAATTATCTATTGAGGCTCACTTACTTAAATTCCATAAGAATGATGTTGAGCAAGAAAATTTACCATATCTAGTAGACGATCCAATTGCTAGACTTAAGGCAAAGCACAGAAGACTGTTACACGATTACAATCTTTCATTACAACAAGAAGCTAAAAGTATTGAAGAAAATAGTGTAGATTTCATAAACAAGAATACTAAAAAAAACCCTGTGCATTATAGAACTATTGAGCAAAGTTTAGAAGCGTCAAAAAAACATAAATATAAACCTAATCAAATATTTGATTTTGAAAATGAGCTTCCTATACCTAAAGCTCCTGAAAGAATTCATTATTCAAAAACAAATAATTTAAGAATTTCTGAAATGATAGGCTCTCGAGGAAAAATAACTAAAGAGCATCCTGAAGATTTAGAAAACAGAAATCCAATTGACGATAAAAGATATAAACAATATCAAGAAGGTAATTATCCTTTACTAACAGGCGATGATGGATTTACCGGATTAAATAAATACTTAGATACAGCAAATCAGGCGAATCAGGACCATAGAGGCTCTTCAGGTTACAACGAGCCTACAATTAACGATGGAATAAATCCTGATACTAAAGCAAATGTTTATCCAAGTTCTGAAATATCTAAGACACCATTATTGATTGATGAAAATATATCATTAGAAGCAAACTTAAATAGAGATCAGATTCCTTATACTTTGCAAGATAAAAACAATGAATCATTTAAAGAGCAAAAATCTGGTTTAGAAAAAGAATACAATACTTTTGGTATTGGAATTCATGGAAATAGTTTTTAATGAAAACAAGTATTCAATCACTAATTAGAGTTTGCAAAAAGCTTGATGAATTAGGAGAATATAAAGAATCTGATAATTTATTTATCAAATTATCTTATTATTATCCAAGTACAAGTGACTACACTGAAGAAAGAAAAGTAGATTTTGACGAAATTGAAGAAGAAATCAAAAGAGATGACAAATTCAATCAAGTTGAAAAACCTAACAAATTAAATAAAGATTATTTTTCACTTCAAGGAAATACTGACGAAGAAAAGAAAGTAAGTATTTTTTCAATCAATAACGTAGATGATGCAACTCCAGGTCCTGCAGCGGTTGATCCAACGTCAGCAGCTAGTAGTCCGTCTCAAGGATTAGCGTATGGAAATGCAACATTAAATGATTACACATACGAAGCAACAAACGAACAAAATGTTGAAGATGGAAATGCCCATCTAAATAGAGTACCAAGGAGATAAAAATTATGCCACTTCCAATCAAACCTGTACATACCTTAGATTTACATGCAGAATTATTTGATGGACCTTCAATGGAAGGTTTAGGATTATCCGATATTCAGATTCAATTACTAGGTGTAAATTCACAACCTAAGAAAGAAGCAATGAAATTAAGCAACAAGTACATTGATATGCTTAAGGAAATTGATTCAAATTCTGATGAAGTTGTAACAGCTGCAAGCCAAATGACAGTTAATTCTGACGCTAAGTATTGTAATGTACCTGGTGGAATTAATGATAATGATTTATTTGCACTTAAGACTGCAGGCTTAATCAAGGGTTATGGCAGATCTGTTGAGTTAACAGAAAAAGCTAAGTTAGCCCTCAGAGATCATTACTTAAGCCAAGAAACTGTCAATGAGTTTAGAAAAGGCAGAACAAAAGACAGATTTGACTTAGATGAAGCTAGAAGTATTAAAGCTTCTAATAATAAATTTGTTAAAGTTGCTAAATGACTGACTAGTGATAAACATCAAAGTTTTGATGGAAAATTACAAATTAGATTTATAGCAGAAAACGATTCAACTAGATCTAAAGGATTGATGAATGCAAGGCCTTTAGACAAATATGAAGTAGCTTTTTTTATTTTTGATTCACCTGACAATTATTGTTTTTGGAATAAAAATGTTGATTTTGATTTATCATTAGCTTTTTTAGACAAAGATTATAAAGTATTAGATATAAAAGATATGAAAGCACAAAGCGAACAATCATGTTGTCCTAAATCAAACAATGTCAAGTTTGTTGTAGAAGCAAATAAAGGATTATTTGATGATTTGGGTATAAAAATTGGTAATAGCTTTACTTTGAAGGATCAAAATTTAATTTTAGATAAAACTATATAAATAAATACATTAAAGGTAATCAAGTAAAATATTTAGAAATCACTTAATGTATTCTTTCTTGAGGAGAAAAAATAATTATGGCAGATAGAATTTTCCCAAACAGAATTCAAGACGAAGCTCTTGATTCTGACCTTGTTTTCCAAGGAATTGATTGGGACAACTTTAATGAAAGATTAGCCAAAGCCAAAGAGCCTAAGAAAATGGATGATGAAACCAAAGAAATGCTCAAAGGTCTAAGCGATAAAAAGAAACCATCAAAAAAAGACACTGACGATCTTAGTGATGTTCCACCACAATTTCTTGATAATGTCAAGAAAAAGAAGAAAATGGACGATGATGAAGATCATGATGATAAAGATCATGATGAAGAAGATCATGACAAGCATGATCACGACGAAGATGATGATGACGAAGACGATGATGACAAAGATAAGGGTCCTATGAAGAGAAAAGGCCCTAAGTCAAAGAATGACAAAAAGTCTTATGCTTTCAATCATCCATCACAAATCAGTGCAGAAGCTATTGAATCAGCTTTAGCAAATGGTGATCAAGAACTTGCTAACGTTATTCTTGCAGTTAGACATGAGAGAAGAGTTAGATTGGCTGAGAAGATCGAAAGACAAGTACAAGCACAATCTGAAAAAAACATCAAGTTAGCTCAAAGAAAAGCTTACAGACAAAATATCATTGATACTTTGCCAGTGGCTGAACCAAAAACCGAAGCTAAGCAATCCGATGAGTTTGTAAAGGTTTCTTCTATGAATAATTCAGCAAAAAAAGCTTTTGCAGCAAAAGCTATCGAAAATGGTTTTCCAGTTGAATATATTGAAGCTATGTTAGGTGAATCAGCTAAGGTTGATAACTTAGCAGACATCAAGAAAGTTATGGCATCTTCATTAGATAATAGTGTAAAGATCGCTGCAGTTTCTTCAATGACTAAGCTTGCTACATTATCCAGCGATGACTATAAGAGACTTAAAGATTATTGGAAAAATGATCTTGGTTACGCTGAAGATTGGGTAGACGAACTCTTTACCCAGGAATACGACAAGTAAATTAAATCCTCAAGAAAAAAAGGTCCCAGGCTTTATGCCTGGGGCTATTCTTGAAATTCATACTAGGATAAAAATATGAGTTTATTTAGAAAAGTAAGAGAAATTGACAATATTCCTAGCTTTATTGAGAAAAAATTTGTAGGATCACAAGTTGAAATTGACGAAGATCCTTATGCTGAGTTGAAATCAAATAGTTCTGATAACAGAATGAAGATTTCCAAGCAACAAATTGGTTTTACAAAAGAAGCTACATCACTGAATAAATCTTGGGAAAAGATTTCTGGTGCTTCAACATATCAAGACTTAAGAACAGATACGATTGAAGATAGAATTTTATCACAGGAACTTGGCGCTATTAAGAGAGCTGATTATGGAACAGATTCTGGATTAAATGCTAGAACTACAACAAGTAATCTTAAAGCATATTCTTCTGATGAATACATGGATTGTCTCTTAAGAGGATCTGCTAATATTTTTAATCCAGATATGATTAATATTACAGAAGAATTTATGAATAGCCAGAATTCAACTTCTGAGCAATCAAGAGCTGAACTAACTGCTAAAAGAGAAGCGCAAAGTTCAAGACATGCAAGTTGGGAAGAAAGAAAATTAAATTCCATCAGAGAGAAGAATGTTGTTTCATCAAGAGCTCATTCTATCTTAAGAACTTCTTCTGATGTTGAGTATACATCTCAATTTGGCATGATTGATCCTTCTGCTCTTGATGAGAGAGAAAGCAAAAGAATTGCTCTACAAGATCAATCAAGAGAACAAAGACTTGCTATTAAGAAAAATATTCAAAACCAACTTGGTGAAAAAGCTAATAATAGAGCTAAGAATATTTCAGAAATTTATAATAGTATTTCTTTAGATTTAGATATAGAAGATTAAGTAAATGTATAGAATTTCCAACTTCAATGCTCCTATGGCATCAAATCCAGCTTATGGCGTAAACAATATTGCTTTGGGTGGTGAGCAAAGTGAGGGAATTACTAAAAAAGACTTAAGAGAACTAATTCAAGAAGTTAAGTCTTGTCATGATTCTGAAAAACAAGCTATTTGCGACAGAATATCTGATGTTGCAGACAAAGTAAATGACAAAAGACTAAGATCAAGACTTAATAAACTATCTAGCGCACTTATGATGGCAAATGATCCTAGAAAAAAGACTAAAGATCCAGACACAGGACAGTATGATCCAACATATATAGATATTGCTAATAAAATTGAAAAAGAATATTTATCAAAGGAAAAAAGCAAAGTGTACAATTTCAGAGAAGCAGCTGTAACTAAGAACAAGAAAAAAACCAGAGGTAATCCTTTTAGAGTTTTAATGGGTAAAGTTGGTAAGCTTCTTGACCATGGAATTGAAAAAAACGATATTGTTAGATACTTAGCTAAATTAAAATTTTGGAATAAAGAAACAATTGAAAGAGCAGTAGATATTGTTAGAGACTATAACAAGAAAAAGAAATCTAAAGAAGATAAAAGTTCTGAAAAAAATGTAAGAGAAAGTGTCTCTACAGATTCTCTAGTAAATGATGCAAAAGAAGTAGCTGAGGGCAAAGATGAACTTTCAGATGCTGTCAAAGAACTAGAAGAAATAGATAAAAGAACTTCAACTGCTTCCCTTGATTATGATAAAAAGCCAGACTACGCAAAAAGATCAACTCCTGAACTAATTATGAGAGCTTGTTTTTTATTAGACTTGCAAGATTATGATAAAAATACTCCTCAAGGTCATGGCAAAGATGCAGCTGATAAAAAAGGCATCAAACAAGAAATTAAGTTTATCAAGCAAGCATTAATTGCTAGAAATTTTGATAAAGAAGATTTGAAAAATTTAGGTCTTGGAGACTAGGTGGAAGGAACTAAAATGGCAGAAAAATCAAAAAAGAACGAAGAGCACCCACCTTCCTTAAACGGCACAAGCATTGTTTTGATCTTAGAGGAAAAGATGAACGGAGTAAAAGAAAATTTAGGAAGATTTTCTCCTGATAATATCTTTTCTCTCATTGATGATGAGGATTTATGTGATGATGCTGTAACTGAAGCATTTAGAAGAGATGGTGGACCTGAAGGAGTTGTTAAGATCTTAGCTCTTCCTGAAAATATGGCGCATCCAATCTTAGCTTCTAGATTACAAAAATACAAAACAATTTTAGCATCTGATCTTAGAAATAACTACAGATATTCTTATATGGCCCTTCAAAACTTTTTAGATAAGAATAATGATGCTGCTAAACTTGAAAGAATTGCATCAAAACAAGATGATAAATCTGGTGGTTATTGGCAAATTAAATCTATTGAGGCTATTGATAAATTAGCGAATCTTGTAGATAGAAATGAAAGAGTAGCCTTAACAAACTTAAGAACAAAAGTTCTTTCAGGAGACAAGAAAGAACTTTTATATGCTAAAGACTATATCAAAGCATGCTACGAGACCCTCACTCCAAAAGAAACTCGCAGATTAGCTTACACAACATTATCGACACAAGATAACGAACCATATCTTATGTGCCCAAAAGGTAAATATACATATGGTAAACCTGTAGCTATGGAAGTTTCAAAGTGTAGATTTAACTGCATTGATTCCAGAGTTGCAGAAGATGGCTCAGTAACTTGTGCTTATCAAGATTGGCTTAAGGTTGCTTTTATTTCTCATGATGAAACATTTGCAAGATTAGATGTTCATAGAAGCCCTGACAATGATCAAAATATCAATTTGAGTGAAGGGCAAAGAAGTAAAGACATTACTGATGCTGACAATACATATGAAATGATGTTTGAAAAGAGCACTCAAGGCGCTAATGCTTTAAGAAATAAAGCAAACTATGAAGACAGCATTCAATCACAATTGTCATCTATGAAACAGAGTCAATACGGTCATACTGAAGACAAGAAGCCTAAGAAAACTAGAACTTCACAAACTGATCATTCAAAAGTTATTGATCAACAATTACCTAGAACAAATGGTAATTCAAGTTTTTCCTTAGAAGAGCTCTTAAGAAAAATCAACAATATTGAATCAGATACAGAAAGTGTGATGGAAGATCAACTTTCAGATGCTGGATTGATGGGGCATAGAGGAGAGATGGAAGAATCTTATGCTCATCAATTATCAGATAATGAATCAGATCCTAAGCAAATTAGTGCTGAAATTAATGATGAAGCAGGAGACGGAGATGATATGTCTGTTTCTCAACATCTAAACAAAACAGCAAAGAAAGCTAAAGAAGATCTTTCATTTGATTCTCATTTAGAAGAAAGTAGAAAAAATCCTGAGAAAGATGTTGACAAGACAATTGAAGAACTTCTTTCTGAATTAGATGATGATTCTTGGGGACATCAATTTTCAGATGAGGATTTAAAACATTTTGCATCTGAATTAGGGTTAGACAGTTTACTAGAAGATTCAAGAGAATAATATGTGGTATAGAGTCGTCAAAGCTGCCTTTGGTGTTGCTAAACAGGAAAAGCAAAGCAATGACGGCTCAACTGTTTCTGTTATAGCTCCAGAAAATATGAGCATTTTAAATCCTGGAAATATATCAATTATTAATACTAATATTGATGATGAAATTTCTGAAATTCAGCCTAAATCAGATTCATTATCCCCAGAAAATTTGACTACAGAAGAACAACTTAGAATGAATTTTCCTGATAATGAAACACCAATTAGAAACACACTAAATCAAACTGATTCTGATATTCACATGTTCAAAGGTGAAGGAAGATACTTAGCGCTTAGAAACAAAGGCTTATTCACAGAAAAGAGCGCTCCTTCATCTCAAACTTGGGTATAATTTAAGTTATGGCAAATAGAACATCTTTGGCAGCTGCTATTAGAACTTCAGCGACTCAAGTTGCTGGTGAGAAATCATCTGCAAGCTCACCATCTGAACAAAGATATGCAAGTAGTAGAATTGGATTAGGACTTGGCCCTTCTGTATCTAGGTCAGCTAGTACAAATACTATCACCACTGCTCCAAACTTTTATTCTCCATTCTTAACCCCTTCATCTTTCCAAATCCCAAACGCTAGAAGAGAAGTTTATCTTTGGGCATCGTGGTGGAAAAACAATGAGCCAAAAGTTGCTGCTGCCATCAACTTTTATAAAAACTATCCTTTTTCTGGATGGAAGCTTGAATGCTCATCTTCATACGTAAAAGACTATTTTGAAAAATTAGTTGAAAAGTTAAACTTCCAAAAATGGCTTCCAGAAATTTCACAAGCTTATCACTTATTAGGTGATTCATTTGTACTTTTGTCCATTGAATGTGAGCACTGTAATGGCTCAAACTGGGACGGTAACAAAAACGAGCCTTGTAAGCATGATGGTGCAACTTGGAAATCTATTTCAATCCTCAATCCTGACAGTGTTATAAAAACTCCAGGAATGATTGACCAACCTGGCTCCTATGCATATAAACCATCAGCAGAAGAAGTCAGAATCATAAATGAAAGACATCCAAAAGAAATTTATGATTCTATTCCTGATGATGTTAAAAAAATGATTATGAAAGGGGATCCAATTAAGTTAAGTCCTATTTCAATTCATCATTTTAAGCATGGCTCAAACCCTTGGGAAGATTATGGCGTTTCTATGATTAGGCCATTATTCCCAATCTTGACCTATAAAGATAAATTACGTCAAGCTCAGTACATGATTGCTGAAAGATTGATTATTCCAATTAAGGTTGTAAAAATTGGAAGCGATACAAGACCAGCATCACAAGAAGATATTGACAATGTTCAAGACGAGTTAGCATCAATTGCTAATGACCCAAATTTGACCCTTGTTACCCACCATAACTTTGATATGGAATGGTATGGAGCTACTGGTAAGATTCATCCACTAACCGGAGAATTTGAACTAATTGAGCAAGAAATTTTAGATGGTGTCATGCTCAACAAAGCTTTACTTAATGGCGAAGGGCCAACTTATGGAAATGCTCAAGTTGGTTTGCTTGCTATGGCTCAAAGACTTGAAACCTTTAGAAGAGAGGTTGCACACTGGGTTGAGCAATGTGTATTTAAGCCTGTAGCTGAGTGGAATGGATTTGTAATTGAAGGTGAAAGAGGACAGGATGAACTTGTCTATCCTAAAATTAAGTTTGATGATCTTCAATTAAGAGATGATACTGGCAAGCTCCAAATGCTTGTAACTGCAAATCAAAATGGTGTTATTTCAAACGTTTCATTAATTGAGGCTTTTGGTTTAGACTCAGATCAAGAAATTGAAAGACTGAGGTTTGAGCAAGGTGCAAACTTTATCAGTGATCAAAGTTTTGGAACACCAGCCTTTTCATTAAATTTGCAAAGTGGACCAGTCACTGGACAGGGTTTTGGGGCTGGCGCTGGTCAGATGCCAATGGAACCACCTATGCCACAAGCTCCACTTGGAGGTGCTCCTGCAGCAGGTGGTCCTCCTCCAGCACCAGCTGCTCCTCCACCGATGCCTACTGCTGCTGAGAAAGATAGATTCTATAAGATTGCTTCAACCATTATTAATGATGTTTATAACGAAAGAGTATCAGCCAAATTATCAAGATCTAACAATCGATATGCAAGCTCTAATATTAAATCAGCAGCACACGAAGGCTTCTTGATGTCTATTTCTCCTGTCACTGGTAGAGGTACATTAGGGCCATTACCTGAGAAATATGATGGATTGTATGGAAATCTGGTAGAGCCAATCGCTGGTGGCATGAATTCAGTAGCTTTGAACTATGAAGCAAATTATGAACTTTCTGTTCTTGCACAGTCTGAAGATACTGGTGTTAGACAAGTTTTAGCTAAGAAGCTTGATAGAGCACAACCTCAAATGTTTACTTCATTAGAGAAAAAACTTTATGGCATGCTTATGAGCTTAAATATGCCCTATTCATTATATGCACAGTATTCAGCTGGGCCAACATTTGATTACCAGTTAGATGCTGCTATTCCAAACTTAAAGGTTGGCGTTGAGGCAGATGGAGAAATTTGGCATAACAATCCAGATAAAATTGCTAAAGATAAGAGAAGAGATTCTGAATTAGCAAGTAAAGGATGGATTATTGTCAGATTTACTGATAAAGAATTAAATGATCATCCTCAAGACTGTATAAATGTCTTATTGCAAGTAATTAAGAGAAGAACAGGATCTCAAAATTCTGAAGAAGAATATTTGTAGTATATATTGTAGAAATTATTTGCTCGTACAATAAACCCGTCGAAATCGACGGGTTTAAATTTTACAGGTTTTTATACGTTTGAGATAGAACAAATCCTATTGATAACTTTATTTTTTAAGGATTAAATACATGTACAAGGTTGCAAAAGGAGGGGCTATTACAATAAATAGTTACCTCAATGAAAAGGACCGAAATATAGCAAGAGATTATATCATCAAAACTGCTTCAGTAAATATGAGAGAAGCAGCAAAAATTGGTTTGCAATCTCTTTATGCTGATCCAAAAGATGTTCTTGAAAAATATAAAGATTTTGATATTGTTAAAGAAATGCAAGCACGTAAAGGTGCTAAGCTTTTATGGGTAAGAGCAAGAGCCATTGATGCAGATGTTGTAAATGCAAATGGTGACTTATTCTCTAAAGAAGAATTACTCAAAGAAGTAGAAATCAAAGGCGAAAAAATCCCAGTTTATAAAACTTTTGAGGGAGTGCCTATATATACAAATCATAAAAATGATGACATTGAGCAAGCCAAAGGAATGGTTGTTTATTCAGAATGGAATGATGAAGAAAATTGTGTATATTGTACTTTCTTTGTTGATGAGGAAGCATATCCTGACATTGCCAGAAACATCAGAACAGGCGTAATTCATGATGTTTCTATGGGTGCAAGTGTTGAATGGGGTGTTTGTTCAATATGTAACAATAAAGCATATACTGAAAAAGACTATTGTGAACATTTAAGAAAATATAAAGGCAAAATTTATCCTGAAACTGGCAAAAGAGCTTATGAAAAAAACTATGGTGTTAAATTCATTGAGCTTAGTTGTGTAGGAGATGGAGCTTTTGAATCTTGTGAAATTCAAGAAATTTATGATGTTGATGATGTCTTAAGTCTTGCAACAGATTTAGAGAAGAGAGCATCAGAAGTAATTGCTGGAATTGTTTTAGCTCATCAAGGTTGCCCAGCTCAACCAAATGAAAGAAAGCAATATGAAGATTGCTTAAGAGTAGCTAATTCAACTGCAAGTACAGCTACAAGATTGGCACAAGTTGCTGGCACATTAGTAGGCGGACCACTTTTAGCTGGTCAAGGTGCTAATCAAAACTCTACCGTTGCTGCAGTACTTCAAGCTTTAGGCATTGATCCAAGATCTGGATTAAATGTATTAGATCTTATCAACTTATCATTAAACTTCCTAGAAGTAGCTGTCATGAACATGTTTGCTCGTAAGGACAATGTAGATTTAGGTCATGTTGGAAAAATTACTAAATCTATGGCTGACCTTCAAAGCACTATGCAAGACATGATTGATGACGGAATCGACGTGGGGTCTGGGCAAGCTCCACAACCTATAAACCAACCACAACAACAACAAGCTCAACCTCAAAATCTTCAACCACAACAAGCGCAAGTTGGGTTGGCTGATTATAGTCCTTCAAATAATAATATTGGAAAAATAATGGACTTTACAAATTTTTCAAGTCCTGAAAATCCAGTTGGCGGAGGGGTTGCACTTGCCTCTTCAAACATTAACTTAGTTTGGGCTTCTAGAGACGGCAAGAGAGAAGTTTTTGCAAGCACAAATAAAAGTAAAAATCATTTTCTAAATTTAGCGCAAAGTTTATTGTCACTCAAGGAAAACTTGAGTGGTACAGCAGACATAAATAACTCAATTCAAAATGTCATGAGAGTGGCTAATGAAAGAAATAAAAATATAAAAACTAACACGCCTTTAGAGGCGAGGAGCACAAATCAAATGGATCATTTTGCTAAAATTGCATCAGAGCAAAGAAAAAAGCTTGCTGCTGCAGTAACTATCGACTTTAAAGTCGAAGATAACGCAGGAAATAGAGTTGTTCTTTCAACTGATGGAACTATTACAGGTTACACAAACGGTAAGAGAACCTCTTGGGAACCAATTCTTAATGAGAGTCAATTATCATCATTAGAGAATGGCCATGGCACTAGAGTTGCTGCAGATCTTCTCAAAGATTATGGCACTTTTGTCAAAACAGCTCTACTTGATGTCAAAGACAGAGATGGCTCAAGACAAGAACAACTTGATGAAGTAAGAACTGGTGAAGGCTACGATGGAAAGTCTACCTATGATGGATTAAAAGCACATCATAAGGGCGTTTCAGACAAGACCAGAGGCGAAGAAGTTGCCACAAAGCATTTAGGAACTGATGAAAAAGTCAGAGAAGAACTTTTAGCAGAAGCTGGTTTATACGGTCATAAATCAAAGCACGAAGAAATTACAAAATCTCTTTCACAACTCGTTGATGAAGTCTGCAAAGGTGTTCCAACAGAAGTATTAGAGAAACAATTAGAAGAGTGCAGAGTTGGTGGTAAGGCCAGTGCTCATGAAGTAATGTCAAGCACAATCAAAGCATTAGCTAGATCTGTTGTATCAGCAAAAGAAACTCCAAGCTACATAATGAAAGTTGCACAAATGCTTTCTGAAGAGCGAAATTTACCAGAAATGATTGGAGCTGCTTCCTCAACTGTTGATATGGATGCTGATAGAGCTGAAAAAGCAGATTTCTTCAACCAAAAATCAGAGAATCCTGATGCTGTATCATCAATCCTCAAGGAGCTTGGAGCAGCAGTTCAATCTGACATTAAGCCTATTGATTTGGCTGAAGCAATTGCTGTTGCAGTTGAAGAAGGTACTGTCACTAAAGAAGCTGTTATGTCTCTTGCTGAAGTTATGCTTAAGAATGAATCAGCATCTGCAGAAGGCATGGATGTTTCTGCAACCCCTTCAAGAGCAGAAGAACTTAGAGCAGCATTATCTGATAAAGTTTCTGAAGATAGTGAACTTGTAGACAAACTTACACTTCAAGCAGCGATATCAGCTATGGGTCAATCCGCTGATGACATGAAGGTCACTCCTGATGAAGTTGCTGGCACTGTAGAAGATATGCCACAAAGAGATCTTGTTGCTGCAATTAACAGAGCTAAAACAGTTACATCCACAGAAGCAAGACTAAGAGCAAGAGCAAGAAGAGAGTTCTGGGGAATCAAGACTGCTTCTTCAAAAGATATTACATCAAATGTGATTGGATGGCTCGCAGATTATTCATTACACTTTGAAATTAGCTCAACCAGAATTGCTACTGCTGCAAAGAGATTGTGCGCTCAAGGCGAAGTTGCAGAAAAGCTTATTGAAAAAGCAATTGCAGTTAAATTGAAGAATGAAAGAACTGCAGCGATGAATGTCACACAAAGCAAGATGGAATGCTTAAGATTTGTTTGCACCAAAGAAGATTTGGGCGGAGTAAATCCAAGTGATGACTCATTTGAAGAAACATTCAAGCAAAAAGCTATTGAAGTTTTGCAACAACATTCCTTTACTGTTGATCCATCTACATTTAGTTTTACTGATCTTGTTGTAGACGCAGACGGCAATATTACAGCTTCTGTTTCTACAAATGTTACTAAAACATTCAATGTTGATTCTGTAGCTGAGCCTGTAGATATGCAGCCTGAAAATGAAGAAATTCCTGTCATTATGAGTGATTCAGCAAAGTTTGCTAGAAAAACCAGAAGAGATGAAGTTCTTTCAAAATATGCTATGGCTCCTGGTATGGGCGCCCCTGCTGGCGCACCTGGTGCTGCTCCAGCCGCTCCTCCTGCTGGACCAGTTGGAGATCTTTCTGCTGGTGCGAATTTAGGTGGCGGTGACCTTGGTGTTTCAGGTTTCACAGGCGGTGAAATGAATCAGTCGCCAGAATTAGATGCAATGTCTGAACCAGGTGAGAAGAAGCCTTGGGGTAGTGTTTGCCCAGTTTGTGGAAGTAATGATGTAGATGTAGCTGAATCAAAGGCTTCTTGTAATAGTTGTGGTTCCGCATTTGAAATTGAAATGATGCTCAAGCTTATTTCTGACGGAACTGGTGGAATGGGCAAGAAGAATGACGAAATGGTTGAAGAAGAGGCTCCACTTGGTGGCGATACAGGTCTTGGTGCTGCAACAGCTCCTCCTGCTCCTGTGGCAGCAAGTTCTTACAAATCTATGATCAGACTTTCTGCTACTGTTGATTCAGATGTTTACTTAAAGACTGCGCTTCCTACATTTGACAAGACAGCTGAAAGAATGCTTCCAATTGGTATGGTTTGCCCATCATGTGGCAATAGACATGCACATAAAGTAAAAGACAATACATTCTGCTATAAGTGTGGAAATTATTCAAAAACAAGAGTTGCTGCTTCAAAGACAGATCCAACTAAGTTAGATGTTTCTATTACTTGGATAGATTAACGTATAAAAAACAGGAGAGAATAACATCTCTCCTGTTTTGTCAAAAAAGGTATAAAACATAATAACATAGAATGTATAAAACAGTTTATAACTATGTTTTAAAACTAAGCTTTGATAAAAGAAAAAGTTTTATTAAGGGAAGCAGCAAGAAATGAATAAAAACTCAAAGAATGCCAACTTTAAAAGCAAATTAGAAGCAATGAAATTAGCAGAAATCAAAGCAACTGATAAGGAGGATTTGATCGCATGTGCGTCAGATATGCAAAAAACTGCATCTTTGAATAAAGATGAAGCGATTATTGTAGCAAACGCAATTAGATCAAAATACCTTCCAAATGTTGTTAGACAAGCCGGTTTAGAAGTTTCTAACTTAGACCTTGAAGATGGTAAAGAGACTGTTGACTTCACAAATGATTTATCAGAAGAAGATGATGACGATTTAGCTCTTGATATGGGAGCAGAAGATGATGAAGATGATGATGAAGACATGGAAGACATGGATGATGATGTGAATGTAGATGAAAATAGTGATGATGTCGCCGTATTTGAAATTGAAGTTCCCGCCCAAATGGTTGATGCAGCACAGAAAGCTGTGCAAGAGGCGCTCGATAATCTTCTAAGCGGAGATGATGATTCTGATGACGATGATGATGAAGACATTACTCATTTTGATGATGATGACGATTCAGACGATGAATCAGATGATGAAAATTTAGAAAATACTAAAATAAGCAAAAAGGTTAATGATATGAATAGAACTACATTAGCTGAGCGCAAAGCACTTAGAGAAGCACTTGTCAGAAAAGCTGAGAGAGAAGAAATGCTCATGAAGCTTGCGTCTGATGAAGAGACTGTGCAAACGTCAGCTGGATTCCAACATAACGAAAGCATGGCAAATATGCCAGGTTCTGTAGATTACCCAACAATGTCATTGGAAAATGATGGCGGTAATTCACTTAAAGAGCAAAACCCAACATGGAATGAATCAAGAATTCCAACAAACAATCCTGGTTCACTTCAGTTCCCAGATGTTACTAAGCCTATGAAGCTTGAAGGAACCTCTGAATTGGAAGTAACAGTTGATTGGGATAGCTTGACTAACCCTTCACAAGGCCTCGAAGACAAGAATCTTTTCAAAGTTCCTACCCAAATGCCAGGTATGCCTCACAAGACTACCGTTGCAGCTAAGTCAGAAGTTGAATGTACTGCTTGCGGTACAAGAATGTCAATGACTGATGATGAAATGAATGATACAGCAACTAGATGTGCTAACAAAGAATGCCCAACAAATGCATCTGACGAAGGTCATGCAGATATGGAAAAAAGCGCAGAGAGCACAACTGAGTTAGTCAATGATGCTGCAGATTTAAGTTCTGGTATCAATTCTGCTAAAGCAGATTTGAATAACGCTAAGGGCAAAGCTAACGATGCAGCAAATACATTCAATAGCTCAATTGCTTCTTTAGACACAGCTAGACTTAAGACAGCTTATAGCTGCTCAACAAAGTTAGCTTTAGCTGGCATCATTACAACTGAAGAAGTTGATTCTTACGCAGAGCAAATGCTCAATGACGGTCTCAAAGCTGATTCTATGATCAGACAAACAAAGTTGTTGCTCAAGTCAGCACAATCTTCTAGTGAAAGAATTGCAGCAGCTGCTGCAGAGAGAAGCACTAGAACAGCTTCCAATATTGGAATCTCGACGACTCCTGCATTTAGCGGTGGACACACTGCGAACGGTGCAGCTCTTGACATACAAAGTGCCCTTAAAGGCGCTTTCACAATGCCAAAAATTGAGGATTAGTTTCCTCAAAACAAATAATTAGGAGAATACTAAAAATGGCTATTAAAGCATTAAATTCAGCTATAGTTGCTAACTATCCAACAGCTTCCTCAGCATCTTTCCTTGCTGGTGACGCTCTTTTCATTGCACCTAGTACTGGTTTTGTTTCCGCTGCTTACAGATCTGCTATTGGTTTTAGCACCCTTGTTGAACAAATGGGTAGATTTGTAGGTTTTTCAGCAGACGACACCGCTAGATCTGGTAACACAATGATTCTTGCAGATCCAGTCGGATCTTCATACACCGATGCATCAGGCGTTCTTCAATCTAACAACAACGGTTTCTACGTTGTTTCAAAGAGAGCAATTGGTGACTTCCTTGCAGAGAACGTAAACGGCGTTACCAACCCAACAGCTGGTTCCTCAGGATACGAAGGCCCAAGAAGAGGCGTTGGCGTTTTCAACACCCCAGGTGGTCAATTTGTAACAGACAGATATGCCGCTATTGCATCCACTAACGTCAACTTTGATGGTGCAGCTGCTTACACCTTACTTCCAGGCGACCTCCTTACTGTTGCAGGATCATTAGCACAAGCTGGTAAGTTAGTTAAGCTTGATGACAGAGGAACTGACGGTCCTATCGTTGGAAGAGTTGATTCCCTCGATAGCGCTTCTGGCCTTCTCTACTTCACCCAACTTACCGGAGCTTAATCTGTAAGGTAATTTTTTAAGGAGAAAAAAATCTAATGTCAATGATTAAAAGAAACACAAATGAGCAAAGAGAATCCATCATCGCGATGGCTCTTGAGACTCCAGAGGGCAGAACAGCATTAGCTCAAGCAATGGTTGAGCCAATCAAGACCTCCCTTATGTACCAAGCTATCGGTAGAAAGCTTCTCATGGTTGATGAGCTCCCACAAGGCGCTCTTGCAAGATATGAGAGAGACGTTGCTGTAAAGTCATACGTCATTCCTAAGAGAGGCTCCGTTCCTGCAGCTGAAGTTGAAGCAGAAGAGCTTCTTGTTCCAACCATCGAGTTGGCTGCTCATCCACAAATCAGATTGAATGAGATCAGACAAAGAAGATTCTACATTGTCGATAGAGCTCAAGTCCGTGCTAAGGACTCCCTCCAAAGACAAGAAGATACCGAAGTCTTTAAGGTCATCAATGCTGGTGTGCCTACTGACCAAGCTATCTCTGTTTCCGGTACTCTTCAACCAGAGAACATCAACCTTGCGCTTACCCTTATCGAAGAGCATGAGCTCATCGGCGCTAAGGTTGTCCTTCACCCACAAAGATACAAGGATATCAGAAACTGGGGCAAGGAATTCTTTGATGAAGCTACTCAAAGAGACATCCTCATGACTGGTCTTTACGGTCACATCTATTCAGCAGACATCCACGTCAGCACAATGGTTCCTAAGAACTCTGTCTACGTTCTTGCTCCTGCTCAATTCTGTGGTGCAATGCCAATCAGACAAGACATCACCGTTCTTCCTGCAGACGATCCAAAGAGACTTAGACTCGGATGGGTTGTTTACGAAGAGCTCGGTTTTGCTCTTATCAACGACTATGCAGTTTCCAGAATTACCGTTGCGTAATTCCTAGCAAGTCTAGAGAAAGGAGGAGTAGAAATACTCCTCCTTTTTTATTTAAGGTAATTGATTTGCTTGTATAATTTTTCTTATGATAACAAATAAGGTTCTAAGAAAATTTACTGAACACAGACATTTTGTAGACGATGAAATTGTAAAACTCAAGAATGAAAATCCATCACTTAAGGTTATTGATGTTGGTGGAGGAATCAATTCTTGGTGCAAATATACTACTCACGTTGTAGATATTTTTGTAAATGAGGGAAGTAAAGAAGAATTTTTAGCTTCTCATCCCGACAGACATTTTTTTGATTTTGATATTACTCAAGAAAATAACTGGAAGTCAGTTTTAGATTATGTAGAAGAGAATGGAAAATTTGATTATTCTATTTGCACACATACACTTGAAGACATTACAAATCCTAAATTAGTTTGTGATATGTTGATGAAAATTTCCAAGAGAGGATTTATTTCTGTCCCATCAAAATATGCTGAATATTTGAGATTTGAAAATTGGTATGGGGTTCAAGGATACAGAGGCTTTTTTCATCATAAGTGGATTTACTCAATTAAGGACAATGTTTTCAGAGGATTTGAAAAAGCAAATTATTGGGAATATATTAATAGCTGGAAGATCAATAAGCCTGATGGACATTTTACTGAGATTGGATTTATGTGGGAAGGCGATTTTCAATATAGATTTTATGATCTTGGAGAAGTAGTTGGATGTCATCAAGAGGCACAATATCCTCTTATTTTTGAATACGATGACTTGAGAATAACATGACAAGAGAAATAGTATTAGGAAGATACAAAGAAGATGTTTCTTGGGCTGATCATCTTGAAAATGTCACCATTTACAATAAAGGTCCAAAGATTAATTCTAGTCATAATGTAATAAATTTGCCTAATTTGGGAATGCTTGGCGCGTCTCAAATATATCATTGTTATAGGAATTATGACAATTTAGCTGACATTACTATTTTTATTCAAGCTTGGCCATGGGACGGAACACTTGAAGAACAAATGGGATGGAAAAATAATGAACAAGGCATTCAAAATATGCTAGATTATTATAGTGACATTCCAAATAATAAATATATGTCTAAACCAGCATTTCAACAAACTATAGCAAATATATATGATTGCCCAACAAATTATAATCAGCGTCATCATGAATTTTTTATTACAAACACAGTAAATTGGAATGAATGGATGAAGCTATTAGATCCTTTTGGAAAGATTAGCTCATATAAACCTTGGGCTTTTTATAGAAATGGGCATTATGCTTTGAGAAAAGAAGCTATACTTTCTAATCCAAAAGAGTATTATGAAATGATTTTAGATCATTGGAAATACGATGTTCCAATTGCAGAATGGTTTGCAGAAAGCTCATTTCAGTTTGTTTTTAACGTTGATATTAATTGTGAATTACTTGATTTGGGTCACTCTACTTTTGATTTTAAAAATAACAAAAATTTTTCTGATTGGTTGTATGAAATATCATAAAATAATTAGTGGTATAATTTTTTTATGTTATCAAAAGAAGAACTATTTCAAACTTTAAGTAATTTTCTTGATTCTAGTACCAAAAAAGAATGGCGAGCTGGAAAAGATTATGTTCAATATGCCGGACCATTCTTTGACAATAATGAAATTTTACGATCTGTTAATACCCTTCTTGATGGGTGGCTTGTATTAGGAGCAGAAGCATATAAGGCAGAAAAGAAACTTGCCAGTATGTTTGATAAAAAGTTTGGTTTACTCACTAATTCTGGAAGTAGTAGTAACTTACTTATGATGTCTGCTCTAAAGTCAAAGAGGTTTACAGATTTTCCAGAAGGCACAAAAGTATTAACTCCTATTGCAGGATTTCCAACTACTGTAAATCCTATTTTTCAATGTAATTTTAAGCCAGTTTTTGTTGACATTACTTTAGATGGATTAAATCTTGATATAGATTGTGTACGAGCGGCTTTAGAAAATGATCCTGAAATAAAAATAATTACATTTGCACACGTTCTTGGCAATCCTCCTAATATGGATGATTTGATGCTTTTAATCAAAGAATATGAGCTTATATTATTAGAAGATTGTTGTGATGCTTTAGGCTCTACATATGATGATAAGCCATTAGGAAGCTTTGGAATGATGGCTTCTTGTTCCTTTTATCCAGCTCATCATATTACATGCGGAGAAGGCGGATTAGTAGTTTGTAATAATGAAAATCTGGAGCGAGTGATTAGATCTTTCCGTGATTGGGGAAGGGGATGTTTTTGTCATGGAAAACAAAACCTCTCAGCATGTGGAGCTTGTGGAACTAGATTTTCAGAGTGGCTTCCTAGTATGCCTGGTGAAGTATTTGATCATAAGTATGTTTATGAAGAAGTTGGTTTTAATCTAAAGCCAATAGAAATGCAAGCTTCTATGTTACTTGCACAACTTGATAAATTTAGCACTATTTCAGAACTCAGAAAAAGAAACTACAAACTCTTATTTAAAGTTTTTGAAGAGTATGAAGAATATTTCCATTTACCAAAACCAGAAAAGAAGGCAGATGTTAATTGGTTTGCATTCCCAATAACTATCAAGAAAGACGCTCCATTTAGTAGGAGTGAATTTTGTCAATTTTTAGAATCAAAGAAAATTCAGACTAGGCCTTATTTTGCTGGAAATATTTTGATGCAGCCAGCCTACTCTCATCTTATCGGAGACTTAAAGTTAAAAGATTTTCCAGTAGCAAACTTTGTTACGACAAACACTTTTTTCTTAGGCACTTCACCAGTTATTACTCCTGAACAAATAGCTTATATTTCAGAAATTGTTCAAGATTTTATGAGAAATAAATTATGAAAATTGCATATGTTACAGGATGTTTGGGCTTCATAGGTAGTCATGTTACGAGACTTCTCTTAAGTGGAGACTTCTATGTGTATGGAATAGATTGCTGCACTTATGCATCAGACATGAACTTATTGAAAAAATTTCAAACATATGACAATTTTTTATTTGAACAAAAAAATATTTGTGACATAAACAGACTTGTCGATTGTGATTATTTTATAAATACAGCTGCTGAAACACATGTCGATAACTCCATTAGGGATAGCAGGGTATTTCTTGACTCAAATATTAATGGTGTTCATAATATTTTAGAGTTACTAAAGATATATAAAAAAGAAGGCTATGTCCTCCCAAGATTTATTCACTTTAGCACAGATGAAGTGTATGGTGACATTTCTTCTGGAGAGCATATTGAGACAGATATATTAAAGCCAAGTAATCCATACTCTGCAACAAAAGCTGCTGCAGATCAACTTATAATAGCATGGGCAAGAACTTATGATATTCCCTATAACATTATTAGACCTACTAATAATTATGGTGTTGGTCAGTATGTAGAAAAACTAATTCCAAAAGCATGTAAATTTTTAGGATTAGGTAGAAAAATTCCACTACATAATCAAGGTACTCCTATTAGAAACTGGCTACACGCAAAAGATACTGCAAGAGCTGTTGAAAAGATACTTGAACTAGGGCAAAAAAACGAGATTTATAATGTTGCTGGGGGATTTGAGCAATCTAATATTACGACAGTAAGAAAAGTTATAAATGCATACTATAATCAAGATATAGAAGATTATCAAAGGTTTGTTGATTTTGGTGTTGAGCGTCCTGGGCAAGATGTGAGATATGCACTTAATGATCAAAAAATTAGAAGATTAGGATGGGAGCCTTCTTGTGACTTTGATACAGAAATTATTGAAATAGTTGAATATTACAAGGATAATTTTATATGGTAGAAAACAAGATTAGAGTAAGTGATTTTATTTCTCAGACATTGTCCAGCATAGGTGTAAAGAATGTTTATGGCATTATGGGCGGAGGTGCAGCCGGTTTAAATGATGGCTTTATCAAAAACAAATCTATAAAATATATCTGTACTCATCATGAACAAGGAGCTGGTTATGCTGCATGTGGTGAAGCTAAAATAACTAGAAAACTTGCAGTTGTAAATCCAACTACTGGCTGTGGAGGTGCTAATTGCATAACTCCACTTTTAGATGCTTGGCAAGATTCTTTACCAATTATGTTTATTTCAGGAAATGTCAAAGTGGAACAATGCAGTTCAGTCATCAACAAGAAAAATGATTGCAACATAAGAAAGTATGGAATACAGGAGAGCGATATTATATCGACAGTAAAATCTCTTACTAAATTTGCAAAACTTGTAGAAGATGCTGATGAAACTCCTGAAATATTAAAAGAAGCTATTGAGAAAGCTTTGTCTCCTAGAATGGGTCCTGTATGGATTGATATTCCAAGTGATGTACAGCATGCTTATATTGATTACCCTTCTAATTTTAGTTTTAATCTTAATCACGATTATGGTTCTACGCCTATCAATCTTTCTAAACTTAAAAGTGCAAAAAGGCCTTTGGTATTAGCAGGATATGGCGTTTACTTATCAGGCCAATCAGAAGAATTCAAAAAATTTATTGAAAAAAATAATTTACCATTTGTGACTTCTTATTTGGGAATTGACTTATTGCCTTATGAACATGATTTGAATCTCGGAAGTATTGGGATCAAAGGCTCAAGAGCTGGTAATTTTGCTATACAAAACTGTGATTATTTATTGATTTTAGGATGTTCTCTGAACTGTTCTCATACGGGATATGATGAAAAATTATTTTCTCCTAATTCATATAAAACTCAAATAGATATTGACAATAATGAATTTAAGAAAAATAAAATTAATATTGATGAATTTTTTGAATGTGATTTAGGAGTATTTTTTAATAATGTCACTTTCTGATTGGGTAAGCAAAACTAAAAAATGGAAAAATATGTGGCCTTTGTATTTGAAAGAATACGAAGATGATACATTAGGTCTAAATTTATATACATTCATAGAAATCATGAATGAAAAAATGACTTCAAAAGAAACTATTGTGTGTGATGCTGGGTCTGCAATATATGTTCCTTCTCAAAACTTAAAAATGAAAGAAGGTCAGAGATTTGTTTTATCAGGAGCACAGGCAGATATGGGTTTTGCCTTACCCGCTTCTATTGGTGTTTACTTGGCTGATGACACTAAAAATGTTTTAGTATTCACAGGAGATGGTAGCTTTAACACTAATATTCAAGAACTAGCTACAATTAGAAATTTAAACATACCAGTCAAGATTTTTGTTTGGAATAATAATGGTTACCTCAGTATCAAAAATACTCAGAGAAAGTTTTATGAAGGTAGAGTATATGGTACATCACCAGATGACGGACTATGGTTCCCAGATATTAAAAAAATAGCTGACGCTTACGAATTTACTTATTATTCAATTCAAAAAAATCAAGATTTAAAAGACAAAGCAACTGAAATTATTAATAACAATTCACCTTGTTTGATAGAAGTTATTTGTCAACCTAATCAAGAAATAGTTCCAACTTTAATGCTCAAAAAAGATCCTCAAACTGGGTATAATATTCAATGCGGTTTACATGATATGTATCCTTTTTTGGATGACAATGTAATTTCAGAGGAAATGATTAAATGAAAAAATCTATCAACGACTTCATAAAAATGAAGAAAAGTAATGAAAAAATTACTTGGATAACCTCTTATTCTTATCCTTTTGCTATGGCAGCTGAAAAAGCTGGCATAGAAATGATTTTAATTGGTGATTCTGGTGGTATGGTTGAGTTGGGTTATCAGACTACCAACCCTGTCACAATGGATGAAATGCTTACATTTGCAAAAGCAGTAAGAAAGGGTGCTCCAGATACTTTTATCGTTGGAGATATGCCACAGGGGTCATATGAAGCATCAACAGCAGAAGCTGTAAAAAATGCCATTGCCTTTTCAAAGGCAGCTAATTGTGATGCAATTAAACTTGAAGGTGGATTGAGAGTAGCAGATAAAATCAAAGCTATCGTCAACGCAGGCATTTTAGTTATTGGGCACTTAGGTCTAACTCCTCAAAGTACTGTTTCTTTTGGTGGATACAGAGTACAGGGCAAGACTTTGGAATCTTTTGAAGAAATGCTTGAAGATGCTTTAGCAATTCAAGAAGCTGGCTGTTCTATGCTTTTACTTGAAGCTGTACCCGCTGAAGTAGCTGGTAAAATCACAGAAAGACTTTCTATTCCTGTTTTAGGTATTGGAGCTGGGAATATGGTAGATGGCCAGCTAATTATTATGCACGACTTGGTTGGTTTTTATCCATCATTTAGACCCTGGTTTGCAAAATGCTACATTCCAGAAGTTGTTGAAGAATTCTCCTTAAATGTTAACAGCCAACAAGATGTTAAGAAATTTGGCATAGACACAAGAGAAGATGGGATAATGCATCTAGTAAGAAAAGCAATAGAAAAGTATTGTCATGAAGTTAAAAATGAGTTTTATCCTTCAAAAGAATACATTTACCCAATTAGAAAAGATGATTTAGAAAAAATCAAGCAGTCAAAATATTGGTATTAGCTTAATTTCAACGGCTAGAAGTTATAACTATTTTCTAGCCGTTTTTATTTTTAATCAATGAATATATTAATCACTGGTGGTAACGGTTTTTTAGCCAAAAACATTCACAACAAACTTGTAGAAAATCATATTAATGTTACTTCAATTACAAGACAAGATAATTTTGATTTGAGAGATACAAAATCAACTTCTGTTTTTTTAAAAGATAAATATTTTGATGCTGTTTTGCATTGTGCTATTCTTGGAGGTAAAAGATTAGTACAAGATCCTGTTGATATTGTAAATGACAACATAAGAATGGCAACAAATATTTTAATTAACAAGAATCACTTTGGCAAGATAATTAATTTTGGTTCTGGAGCTGAGTTAGATAGGGCTTTAAATATTAATGATACTTCAAATTTTCTAAATACCCTGCCAGAAGATTATTATGGTTTTTCAAAAAATATAATTTCAAGATTATTTTATAATGAAAATAATACATATAACTTAAGAATTTACAATGTATTCTCTGCTAATGAATCGCAGAATAGAATGATATCTTCAAATATTAAAAATTATATCAACAAAAAGCCTATAATAATTCATCAAGATAAGTATATGGATTTTACTTATTTTGATGATTTTTATAATATTTTGGTTGCTGTATTAACAAATAATACTAACCTAAAAGAAATTGACTGTGTGTACAGTAAAAAGTTTAAATTGACAGACATTGCTGAAATTATAAACAGTTTAGATGATCACAAAGTTGAAGTTGTAATAGAGAAAAGTGAATTAGGTAAAAGTTATTGTGGTAAAAATAATTTAGAAAATATAGATTTTGTTGGATTAGAAAAAGGCATAAAAAAAGTTTACATGGTTTTAAAATGAAAAATTTATTGATTAATTACCTCTCAGGAGACAAAATTTTTGAATCATTGGATATTGAAATATACTTTGATTCTTTGAAAAAAATAAATAATGCTGATAAATTTGTGATTGTAAATAACATTTCAGATAAAAATATCAAATTGCTTGAAAAGAAGTACGACAAAATTATTTATAAAGAAACTTCATTTTATTATCTTTATTATAAAATTCATGAAGTACTCATGGAAGATGGACAAGATTATGAATATGCTCTTTATGTTGACACTAGAGACGTTATAATTCAAAAAAATCCTTTTGATTACTTTGCTTCTAAACCAGATAAAGATTTATTTCTTGTATGTGAGGGAATGAAATCGTTAGAAAATGAATGCAATCTTTACTGGCATCAATTACTTTCATCTACTCAAATTTTTCCAAATCAAGATGGAGAGAATAATTTAGTAATTAATGGTGGAACTATTGGCGGTAGAGTTCCAGATTATATGAACATGCTTTTATTAGCTATGACAAACAGCAATCGTAAGTCAGGTGGTGTAATTACTGATCAATCCATCTATACTTCTCTTTATCCCTACATGAAAAAGATGAAGAACGTTGAATTATGCCATCCTTACACAGATACTTTTTGCTGTACAGGAGAAGCTATCAAAAGAAATAATATTGACATATTTTACGATGGCCAATATGCTTGTAATGAAAAGGGTGAGCCTTACTACTTATTTCATCAATGGGATAGAACAGAATTAGCTGGTCAGATTAGAAAAAAACATGAAAGCAAGCTAACGTTCTCAATCTAGTTGATCAGTTAATTCATTCATTTCATTTCTTCCAACTTCATTTTTAGTTGCAATAATGATCTGAATAGTTTCAAATTCTTTCATTGATAGATTTGAAAATTCTTTAGTACTCATAGAAACAATTCCTCGTGTCATATAATCAACTTCAATAATAAGAGGATGCACGGGGAATGTTTCTGCATTATTAGGATCAAAATATTTTTTAGTAGATGAATAGAAAAAGTTTGCTTCATCTGCCGACAAGAATAAATAATTTTGATATTCCACCCAAAGTTTTTCAACAAGTACGTGATCGAGATATTCTAATATATTGCTCTCATATTTACTTGAAATTGTAATGTTAGCTTTTTTGTCATAAGCTTTAGTAATTGCAATTTTTAGGATTTCTCTTTTTTCAAATTCAGTATTTTGATAGATTAAATCTTCTTTCTTTCTAAAAGATCTAGCATCAATTTCAAGCCCTTCTTTCCATGATATTTCTCTTACTAAAAAAACAATATCATCAATTTCAATTACATGAAATTTTTTATCGGGATACTGATTGATTAAATCATATATTTCTTGCATAAATATAATATACTGATTAAAATAAAAATTCAGAATTTCTTGTTGAGCTTAAATGTGGCCAGTATGTAATTTCACCAAATCTAGCAATAAACTTATACTCGTGAAAATATCCAGATCCAGGGCTAATAGTTACAACTGGATTTTGCCAATCAACATTTTTAACACAATAGATATAAGGTCCGCCAAAGTACATTGTAATAATATCTGTATTATTCCAAGTGATCGTATCATTAAAGCTAAAGTATTTAACAGATCCTGTTACTGATCTAGAAGAGAGTTGAGCATATCTAGCTCCAACATCATCATAAGCAAATTGTGTAAGATCAATCATAGGATAAGTAAAATTCAAATCAATATTGTTTGAGATATCCAAAGACATTGATACTATTTTTCTATTAGGTACTTCAGTTTGAGGTAAATACTTTTGACTTATTTTTGTAAGAAAATCCTGAACGCTTGTGCATGAAGTTTTTTCAAAAGCACAATCAGTTAAGTTCATAGATCTATACTTATTTAAGAAGTCTTCATTTTTTGGACTAGCTTTTGTAATTCCAGTTTCATCAAGATTTTTCATTTCAAGATCTTTCATTTTTATAATATCTGTATGAAATTTCTTGAATCCGGCAGTAACATTTGTGGAATTATTTAGAGCAACACCTTTAGGAGAAATGAAAGATTTACCACCAATAATACCAACTTGTATTTTTACATCTCCAGCACTTGACGTACCATCTACACTTATAGAAAATCTATTGATAAATGCCGGTCCATACGTTTTGTGTGAAGGAATTGATGAACAGAAGTACAGTGGAACCATAGGAACTTTAGAAGCTATATAGAGTATATTTTCTGCTTCTTCTTGTTCATTGTAATTTAATGAAATTAATGGACTGTAACCAAAACTAGCTGAATACTTTTGCTCTGTAAAGACTGGATGATTGTGTAATGACAATCCAGTAAAATTTTGTAATTGTTTGTAAATTGCATCTCCGGCATTGTCAGTATAGCTATCACAAAATATTGGCTTGTATGATTTTGAAAAATTCTTTATACTAGGACCAAGCCCTCTAGTCAATAAATACATATCAACTATAAAAGCAGCAGTTGTATTGTATTTGCCATTGTATCTTCTTCCACCAACTGACAAAAATGATGGTGAAAATCCGCTTGAAGCCACATATATATTGTGTCCTGATGCAGATATTCCATTTAGTACAAAGTTGGTGATTGAAGCCATTTATTTTCCGCCAGTTACCTCAAGCCATCTTTTAGTTAATGCCTTGACTAATTCATATCTCATGTGATTTACACTATTTGGATCAGGATAAAATACTTGAGTCTCTTCTCCATTAATTACTTTGATTGAGGAGAAAAATGTGCTAATAACTTTTTTACAAAGTACAGATGTTCTAAGTAAGGGGTTTCCAGTTACAGAATTGATGATAGTGGCTTCTTCAATAATGTTAGACATGTCATGGAAAGATCTTCCTTTTGCTTCACACACAATTTGAGAGCTGCCATTACTATGTATCTTGTAACAAAGTAAATTTCCTTGCTCATCTTTTACTTCATCACAGTTAAGTTTAATTTCAAATCTTTTTGCTGGATCAATAAATATACTCACTAATAAACTCCTGTAGATTTCAAAACAGGATTGAAATCATAATTTTGTGTGACAACTGAAAAATTAACTGATTTCATTTCTGTAGAAGTCATATCGTAAGTGCTATTATCAGTTGACCAAACTACTTCAGGTAATTCAATTTTTGCAGGCCCCATATCAAGAGTTATACCGCCATTATTTACAACAGATGGGCCTGCTAAGAATTCTGCAATTGACCATGGTTTTATTGGTCCAGTATATTTGATAGATCCAGAAATCTTTCTTCCTTCTGAATAATAAGCAAATGGGAAGAAATTCTTATTTAGTCTTTGAACTCGATTATGATGTTTTGAACCTAAACTATATATTGGTTTTAAGTTGTTTGAAAGTTCTAAACTCACTTCATTTATAAACATGTTTTGTAGTTCAGA